TTCAACGGACTTCACAGTCCCCACACTCCAAGCGGGAGTATCCGGGTTCGTACCCCAGCAGTTGGAAGACTACCTGGGGATGCCGACCACGGCGCCCGACTTGGTAGCATCAGCCCTTTGGTCAAGGGCATACGGGAAAATCTTCAACGAATGGTTCAGGGACGAAAACCTTCAAACTCCCTGGACAGAGAAGACGGACGATGGTCCGGATCTGCTAACGGATGTGCAGATCTTCCCACGAGGGAAACGACATGACTATTTCACGTCATGTTTGCCGTTCCCTCAAAAAGGCGCAGCCGTAACACTCGCGTTAGGCGAGAAGGCTCCGGTGATATCAGCCGGAGACGGAATACCCCTGTTCCAGGAGTCGCCGACTCCGGGATGGGGAAACAGGTCAATGGACACGGCAGACACAGCCGGGAGCATGATCTTCAGTGGTAGCGGCTTTGCCGCGGGTGACACAGCCAAATGGCATGTGACGGCGTTGGAAGCCGATCTAACACTGACCACGGGTGCATCAATCAATGCAATCAGAGAAGCGTTCCAAGTACAGAAGCTCATGGAGCGGGACGCAAGAGGAGGAACGCGTTACACAGAAATCATCAGAAGTCACTTCGGAGTGACGTCACCGGACGCAAGGCAGCAGCGGCCGGAATACCTAGGGGGAGGAACATCCCCCATCACAGTGACAACAGTCCCACAAACAAGCCAAACAGACACAACCGAACAGGGAAATCTAGCCGCGTATGTAACGCAGGCGCACAGGTTCAAGGGTTGGTCAAAATCATTCACAGAGCACTGCATCATTCTAGGACTGGTAAGCGTAAGAGCAGATCTCAACTATCAGCAGGGCCTGAACCGGATGTTCTCACGGAGCACTCGGTTCGACTTCTACTGGCCCTCATTCGCCCATTTGGGCGAGCAAGCAGTTCTCAACAAGGAGATCTTCGCACAAGGCTCGGACGACTTGACGGCCGACGCCGCAACATTCGGCTATCAGGAGCGGTACGCAGAGTACCGTTACAAGCCGAGCATAATCACAGGAAAGATGCGGAGCACAGATCCGCAAAGTCTTGACACCTGGCACCTGGCGCAGGAGTTCGGGTCTCTGCCGGTGCTCGGTGATGTGTTCATCCAAGACAAACCGCCAATTGACCGCGTAATAGCGGTCCCGTCAGAGCCACACTTCCTATTCGATGCATTCTTCGATTACAAATGCGTTCGAGCTATGCCGACGTACGGCGTGCCCGGATTCATCGACCACTTCTAATGGGTGCGGGAATCGGAGTTGGGCAAGCGTTAGGGACGGTGGCCAGCCTATTTAGCAGTAAAATGCTAATGAAATATCAGTACAAGCTGACGAGAAAATTACGGCGGCTGGCGTATCAGGACACAATGCGAGACATGCGGTTAGCTGGGTTGAACCCCATCCTCGCATATCAAAGAGGCCCGACGGGTGGAGGCCAAGTAGGGTTGGCCGCGTCACCACAGTTCGGGCAGATAGGCTCGGGTATCGCACAAGGTATGCAGGCGGCAGCCGCAAAATCACAGGCGGGCACAGCAAAGAGAGTTCGTGGACTACAGGGAGATCTGTTCCGCGAACAGACGCGGCAAGCCGGAGCTCAAGCGGATTTACACGAGCAAACAGCGATAGGAGTGGGATTCAGAAATATCATCGCGGCGGAAGAAGCAAGATGGGGACAGACAGAGGCAGGAAAGACGGCGATTCATGGACGAATGATCGGCGGCGGGCCGGTTGGAACAGGTGTCGCAACGGCATTGGATATGGCGTTGGAGAGCCTGAAGGGACCCCAAGCGAAAACAGGGCCAATCGAGATCTACCCAACAAAAGCAACACAGAAAAAGCTCGACAGGAGTCGAGCTCAGAGAAATCGATAGGGAGTAGAGATGGACCGAGAAAAACCGCTCAAGTCATTCGAGCGTAATCCAAACTGTCAGACTGCAGTAGGAAAGGAGAGTCTGACAAAGCAAGCGTTTCAAGACGATTGCGACATCAACAAAATCATGAAAAGGCACCGGATAACGGGCCTGATAGAGCACCTGAACCCCAGGACGCCGATGTACGGCGATTACTCTGGGGTAACGGACTTCCACGAGGCATTGGAGCTAGTAAGCGACGCACAGGAGCAGTTCGACGCGTTGCCGTCGGAAGTCCGATCATTGGTGCGGAACGATCCGGAGGTGCTCTTGCGAGCACTCACGGACGAAAAGGAAACAGCGGCCCTGGCCGCGGCCGGCTTGCCGATGGCAGAGGGGTATATCCCCTACGAAGAGCCGGAAGAGGAAAAGGCCGATCCTCCGGCCCTCGAAGAGAAAGGGGCCGAGGAAACGGCCGCTATCACAGGGGGCGAATAGCCCCCACTTATTCAACTACTTGATGTAATAAGTATGACCGACACCAAAAAGGAAAAAAAAGATGGCGTACGGGTATCGCAAGAAAATGCGCCGCGGGAAGAGCAAGAGAAACTTCAGACGCGGGGCAAAAACACACCGGAAAAATCTGGCCGTGAGGCCGATGAGAGGTGGATGGCGGCTGTAAATGTCGTGCACGCGTCCACTGAAGGGGTACGCGGCACCCGATGGCAAAGTTACATTCAAGGACGAGACCTACTCCCGGGGCTTCCGGACGCCTTCGGTCGTCGTCAAGTGTGGACAATGCCTCGGGTGCCGTATGGAGCGTAAGCGTGGCTGGGCCATACGTGCTGTGCACGAGGCCCAAATGCACGAGGTAAATGCGTTCATAACGCTAACGTACGACGAGGAGCACCTACCAAAAGACAGATCAGTAAATGTTAGGCACTGGCAACTGTTCGCAAAAAAAGTACGACAGGAAATGGGACCGTTTAGGTTCCTACACTGCGGAGAGTATGGCCAGGACAATCAGCGGCCTCACTACCACGCGTGCATATTCGGACTCGACTGGCACGAAGATTGGAAAGTGCACCCCAGAAAGAAGGGGAAAAGCCCACTATGGACATCTGGAAGATTGTCAAGATTGTGGGGAAATGGCTTCTCAACAATTGGAAGCCTATCCTTCGACTCAGCGGCCTACGTGGCTGGGTACTGTGTAAAGAAGAGCACAGGAAAAGCCGCAGACGGCGCCTATCGACGCGTAGACGCAAGGACCGGAGAGACGTGGCAAGTAAAAGCCGACTACGCGACGATGAGCAGAAATAGGGGGCTCGGTCATGACTGGTATGAAAAATACCACGCGGACGTGTACCCTGGCGACTTCGTCGTAATGAAGGGTCAAAAATTCCGTCCGCCATACTACTACGACAAGTTATTGGAGGAGACAAACCCAGGACTCTGGGAAAAAATCAAAAGCAAAAGACAAACAATCGTAAAAGACAACGAAGAGTATCAAGCAGAACACAGGCTAAAAGCAAAAGAAGCAGTACTCCAAGCAAAGATGGAAATATTCGAAAATAGAACCCTTGACTGATCAAAATTAAACAAGAAGGAAATGGGACAAAAGAGAGAAAGTAAACAGCAGTAAAAAAGGGAGTAAGCAACTCAATGGAAATGGAAAAACTACTAATGTTCTGCATCTACGATTGTAAAATGGAGCTGTATCTCAGTCCATTCACTTCGATCAATGCAGCAGTAGCGGCTCGTATATTCGAGACCGCAGTCGTGACAAAAGGTCACGACTTCAACACACACCCGGACGATTATTCACTATGGCAGATCGGAGAATTCGATCAGCAGACGGCAGGAGTGGAAACGACTGCCGCACGGAATATCGTCCAAGCCCATCACATCATTAACAGACTAAAGAATGAGGAGATCTAAGTGGCGCGCCACAGAGCAAATCGAGGGATGAATGTCGACAGACAGCATAGCTTCGCAACAATCCCGAGCGTCAAAACACCGCGTTCGGTGTTCAACCGCAGCTGCGGGACAAAAACAACATTTGACGGGGGACTACTGATCCCAATCTTCGCGGACGAAGCTCTGCCGGGCGATACAATGACGATGCAGATGGCATCGTTCGCACGGATGGCGACGCCACTACACCCAATAATGGACAACATGCACCTCGATGTATTCTTCTTCGCGGTGCCAATCAGAATCATCTGGGACAACTTCAAAAGATTCATGGGCGAGGAGCCCAGCCCAGGAGATTCAACGGACTTCACAGTCCCCACACTCCAAGCGGGAGTATCCGGGTTCGTACCCCAGCAGTTGGAAGACTACCTGGGGATGCCGACCACGGCGCCCGACTTGGTAGCATCAGCCCTTTGGTCAAGGGCATACGGGAAAATCTT